TTGGTTTCTGCCATTACGACTTACTCCTTTGTTTACTAATTTTATCCATCATGGCTTTTGTAAGTTTGCCTTCTTTGTATAATTTAGCAGTACGTTTTATTTCTCTTTCTCTCGCCTTAGGGTTCTTTGCACCTGCGAGATATTTCTTAGGAGTACCTTTCTTGGTCTTTGGTACCTTTTTAAACTTTCTTTGTTTTGGTTTTTTTGCCATTTTTCTTCTTCTTTTTAAGTTTTGCAAAATCAGCACCAGTAATAGCATTTCTAGGTTTTGCTACCCTAGCAAGTGCTTTTTGTTTTTTTGAATACTTTGTAAAAGGCATTACATATCTACTTTTGGTGAGCCATGACCAAGAATGTCATTCATCATTTCATGCATATTGCCAGAGTCCATTTTGATGACCTTTACTTTCATGTCGCTATGATGGTCGTCATCTTCTTCTATTTCTTCTTCTGGTAACATCATTGTTTGATGACAAAGAAGTAAAAAATTAACTAGCTGTTCGTCGCTTAGTTCTAGGCCTTCCTCGTCTCTTTTGAAGCCCATCTTCTCCTCGAATAGTTCTTCGTTCTTCTCCATGTTGCCTATTTCTATTGCTTCCATGTTTTTCTCCTTCTGGTTTAATGAATAATCCTATTCCGTAACAAATAGCCTCTCCCAGAAACTTCATCGCTTTAATTGAATATCTTTTTTTCCCTACCTTACCATCAGACATATCAAATGCCATTTGTTCAGCCCATCTCATAGCTATTGGTGTTATTATATTATATATAAAACCTCTATTTCGCATCTTTTGTGCTATTGGTTTTCCCCATATAGCATAACCATTGTATATTTTTTTATTTACTTGTTGTCCGTATCTCTGGTCGTATTTATAAATACCTATAGGCATTTGACCCATTTCGTATAAAGCAGTACATATAAAAGTAGATTCTGAGGCAGTATCATTACCTGCTTCTTGTCTATTTTCTAATGTTACTGCTCTAGCAAATGCAGGGTCATAAGTTCCTTTTGTTGGGTCATAATTTATTATGTTTGTTTGATTAATTTTATCTTCTGCAAAATCACTTACTGATTTAATTTCATTATCATAATAACCACCTCTCATGGCATCACCAAAACTACTGTAACCTGATATTACTTGGTCTTCTTCTATCATGGCTCTATCTTGTGGACTTATACCACTTCTAAAACCTGTACTTGTAATGTTTTGTGCAGTTCTACCACTTGAATATGGCTGTGTAGTATATACTTGTTGGTCACCAAAACGACCACCTCCATCGCCTTCTGCAATTTCAGATTTTGTATACATACGATTTTGAATTGGTGCCAAATCTAAGTCTGGTTTGTTCTGCATCATAAAATTTTGTATATCATCACGAGTTATATTAGATGTAGTAGAATAAGGGTCATTCTCTTTAAATGCCTTGATTTCTTTAATTAAAGAATTTGTTGCACTATCATTCATACCAGAACTAATTGATGTATCTTTAAATCCTTTATCAACACCATAAAATTTATTGGCAGAGTCTTCTAATTGATATTTACCTATTGCCTGACCCATATTGGTCAAACCTCCAACAAAAGGTAATGCACCAAAAACAGTTTCTGGTCTAAGTGTGAAATCTAAACCAAGTTTTTTAAAAGGCTGAAAACCTGCTTGTTCTGCTAATATACCTTCTTTAATAGTTCCTAAATCACCTAAGGTAAATTCTGGTTTTGATTTCTCTGCCATTTATGTCTCTATGTACCCATTGCTTCTTTTTGCATATCAAGGCTTTGAGTTCTATCTGCATCAAACATATTAGCTTCTGTATCTGACATAGAACCACCAGTTCTAGTAGGTAGAGAACCTAATGCACCTTCTGGCATTGTCATTGGGTTTGTTTCTGGTTTTCCTAATGCACTAGCCAATCCCTCTGTTTCATTCAAGGTTTCTAATGCAGTTTCTAAAGGTATACCCATACTTATTAATGCTGAAACGGCTTCTCTTATTTCGTCTGAAACAGAACCACCCAAAGCATTTTCTAATGCCTTCATCTCTGTATCACTCATCGCACCCATTCCTGCCATTGTTCCTGCCATTGCTGAATTTTTTATTGCATCTAATTCTGCATTTGACATTGAACCTTTACCACTTTGAATTTCTCGCATTATCATTTCTTCACTTCGTGGTTGTATTCTCATTTTAGAAAGATTTGGGTCACCTTTAATAATAGATTCAATATTATCTTGTCGCATCAAAGAATCCATACCCATATTTTGTTTTGCAGGTATTTTTTCTTCTCCCATTCTATCTAACATTTTCATTTCTGCGTCAGTTAATGCACCTTTTCCCTGCATCATTTCCATTCTTTTCATCATATTTAAATATTCTTGTTTACTAGCCATTATAAAACTCCTTTATCGATTTGTTTAGCTAAGTTTTTTTCTCTTAATATTGCCAAGTCTGCTTCTAACTTTGCAAATTTGGCATTTATATCTGCCTGTGTTTTAGCCTGTTCCATAGCTAAATCTTGTTGAAATTCTGCATCTTTAATCTGCATATCTTGTTTCGCTTTTGCTGATTCTATCTCAAGGTCTTGTTTGGTCTTCATCTGTAACATTTGCGCTTCTAATTGTGCTAATTGTTGTGCAAATTGTAAAGGATTACCTTGTTGTTGTTGTTGACCTAGATTTGTAATAGCATCTATTTGTGCCATTTGAGGTGATTGTGCAACGACTTGTGATGCTCTTTGTGAAATCTGCATATCAAGTTCTGGCGATAAATCTTCAAATTTAAATTTAGGGTCTCTTATATCTGGCAGTGGTGCTAATTGCATACCGATAGCTGTTTGCATTCTTTGTCTATACAATAAGGCAATATGTTCTGCTATATGTGCAATTAATACTGGTTGTAAATTTCTTGCACCGGGATTTCCACCAAGCGATGGGTCTTGAATAAATTGCATATGAACTGCAATATGAGCATCGTGGTCTTGTTCTGGGAATGCTCTTATAGGTTTACCATACATAACAGACATATTTTCATCTACTGGGTCAATTCTAACGGCTTCTTCTGGTTCTTTTAAAACTTCGCCAATATTTGGTATTCTTAATGCCTCTAACATTCTTTTATGAGTATCGTACATATCATAAAGTTGTGGTGCTGATTGTGATAATTGTAAAACGCTCTGTGCTTGTGCAATTCTCTGTGCAGTACTGAAAACATTAGGGTCTGAAACTGGTACAATATCAATCGTACTATCAAAATCAGTAGAGAATATTTTGGTTGTTACACCAGATATTGCAAATTCAAATTGTTCTGGTAAATATTTTGCATTAGATTTCGCTATTAATTTAAATTCTTGTCCTTGAGAATAATGTAGTCTTTTATGAATAGCACTAAATGCTTTACTACCTTGTTCTATAAGAGCAACAGTAGAGCCAACAGGTGCATTTGGATTTACATCACCAACATTTAAATCAGCAGTACTAGCAAATCTCTGTCCTGCTTGAACAATAGCATTCATTAAATTAAACAAAGTTCCTGATGGCTCTTTAAATGGTAATGGCATTATAGCCTTATTAACATCATCAACAGTAGCATCTAAATCAGCAAACTCACCGGGATTTACTTGTAAGTCTCCACCAGTAACTCTGCCTTTAAGTTTAAATCCGCCTTGCATATTACTGAAAGCCGCCGAATCTAATAATGCTCTTAGTGAACCAGTCGCCGCTTTCCCAAGACCTCCTATTAAATGAAATAAACCAAATCCATAGAAACCAGTACCCGGCAAAAATCTATATGAAATAAAATAGTTCTGTCTTAATTTCTTTTCGTCTTCTTGTTCCCAGTTTCTTCTTACTGATACAATCTTTTGTGAATCATAATCTATTGTTACTACATAGGGAAATGCCACCATATCTTGGTTTTCTTTATCATCTGTAATACCATCAATACCATCAAAAGTTTCGTAAACGTGCATTTCTATAAGTGTTACTGTTTCGTTATGTGCTTCGTCTCCTTGAGAAACACCTTCTATTTCTTCGCCTATATTTCCTGCAGGGTCTATTTCACTACCCACATATTTGATAGGTAAATAATATCCGCCTTCAACATAACGATTATAGTCGTTTCTTGGCATTCTTATTATGTGTGAATATCTAATAGATGTAAGTAAATCTTTACTATCTGGTGCAACTATAAAATCTTCTGCTTTAACGAATTGAGAACATTGTCTACCTAAATTTGTATCGAAAAATACTTTCTTAAAAGCATGACCAATAAGTGGTAATTGAAACAACATTGTATCTAAATCTGGGAAATACTCAGGCATTTCTTGTGTTATCTGATAGTTCATGTAATCTTTAACACGTCTTGCTTGGTCTTCTAATTCCTCTGTAGGTTCACCAATAATAGTTGTTTTTACTGGTCCTCCAGATGGATATAATTCTGCAATAGCTTTCGCATTAAATTGAGTTGCCGCTTCAGCAATCATAGGGTGTACGACAGTACTTAAACCTCTTGTTGCTCTCTGTTCTTCTTCTTCTGAAAGACCACCATCTGGCTCTAATGTTTCTAAACCTTGTTTGTACCTATATTCCCATTCAGACCTAGCTTCTTTATCACTTTCAAAAGCTTCTAGTAAATTCTGTGCTTTTCTTGCTGAATCATTTTCATCTAGTTCTTCTGCTAGGTTTTGGTCGTGTTCATCTGTTATTTCTACAATGTCATCTAATGATGCATTACCGATTAAGACTTCATCGCCTATCTGCTCAACCTCTAATTCGTCTGCAGGAGCGCCTTCTTGGAAAGGTATTACATTCGGTTGTTTAGCCATATAAAGTTAACCTCTTCTGTTCTGCAAATTCATCATCTTCGTCGCTATCAGATGAATGTGTTATAAACCAACCTTTTCTCAATCTAAGCCATGCTTGAGTACATGTATCTACTATATCATCATTATCGCCTTGTGGAAAGGCTGAACATATATCTATTAAATTTTTTGCCCACTTCTTGTTTTTAGGATACCATATTCTACCATCTTCTAGCAAGGCAGAACTTGCATGTGCTCTTGCTTGTTTATCTCTATCTGGCGAATATTCCAATATTGGTATACCTGCCATTCTTAAATCTTGTATTAAACTTTGACCACTAGCTTTCTTTTCTATCAGGACAACATCAGGTTCATAATCTTCGTAGGCTTCTTGTGCTATTCTTCTTAAATCTGGATAACTAACTCTATCGTACCACATATCTACAACTATCGCATTGAAATACCCATTGTGTTTAAAGACACCCCAAGTTGTTCTTGCACTATATGAACTGTTTTCTTTTGTACTATAGGCAGTATCATAAGACTGAATAAGGTATTCTATATCTGGTAAATCGTCATATTCCCATTCACTCCACCATTCAGCTTTAAGTATTCCTCCACCTCTTGGCATTGGTCTTTGTTGTAATTGACCTGCAGAACCATAAGAACCAAGACTTTTTTCAAGATTTGTTATTGTTTTTTCGTCTATTCTATCTGGCCATAATAATTCGCCATGTTCTTGTCTTGGGTCTACAAACCCTAATGATGAACGAGTTATTGTAGGGTGGTCTGGTTCATATTTAGCAGGCAAACATAAATGGTCCCAATCTTGAAATTCATTTGCCAATATATGACCAGTTAAATCACTTTCATGTACTCTTTGCATAATAATAATAAAAGCACCATTTTTTGGGTCATTAAGTCTGGTTTGCATTGCTTGGTCCCACCAATCTAATACACCTTGTCTAACAAGACCACTTTCTGCTTCTCTTACATTGTGTGGGTCGTCAATAACAATTATATCTCCACCCTCTCCAGTTAATGCACCATCAACAGATGTAGCAATTCGCATACCTGTTCTGTCATTTTCAAATCTTTGTTTCTGGTTTTGGTCTGATGTAAGTTTGAATGTATCGCCAAATGTAGTCTTGTACCATTGACTATCAATCAATCTTCTACATTTTACACTATCTCTAATGCTTAGAGAACCTGCATAACTTGCATATAAAAATTTCTTTGTTGGGTCATTTGTCCATGTCCAAGCAGGTAAAGCTACTGAAACAGATATTGACTTCATATGTCTAGGTGGAACATTTATAATTAATCTTTTTACATCACCATTGGCAACAGCTTGTAAATGGTCTGCAATAGCATCTATATGCCAGTTATCATTATACTCACGATTAGGTTCTATTGTTCCCCATGCTTCCTTGATGAATAGTTTGAGCGACCTTCGCATTTTCTCCGCTCTCACTCTCGTCAACGAGTGCATATTTAAGTGTTCTTTCAAGATTGTTGAGGTCGTCATCAGTTAATCTGCTAATATCTAGCACCTTTCTATCTTCAATGTTGATGTCTTGTACTATTTCTTGTTTATCTGTTTGACCTAACATTTGTTTACCAAGCCAAATCGCCATTGTAGGATTATTCGTTTCTTCCATAATTTGTATTTGTCTTCGTCTTAAAGAAAGTTTACCAGTTGCTCTACCTTTCTCTATTGCCTTTCTAACATCTAATTCGTTTGTAAACTTATCTTCTAATGTCCTTAATGGTATATCAAAGTAAGCAGATATTTCTGGCATAGTGCAATTCAACCTTGAAAGTCTTTCTAATTCTTCAAGATTCAAATTAATCTTAGGTCTACCAACTTTATTTGTTGGCTTTTTCTTCTTTTTAACTGGTTTTATTTGTGTAATTTCATTCATCTTTTTTTTAATACCACGAAAATTAATTAAGTTTCAATCTTTTTAAGCTTCATTCCATAATTATTTACACCTTTTTTAGGTTTATAATCATCACGAAATATAAGTTTATTCTCTCGTTTAAATTTATTGTAATTCACATAATGATGATGTCTTCCATATCTCCATACAAGTTTAGTTACATCTGGGTGTAATCTCATTTGCATATTAGATTTAGGAATAGTGCCTTCTTCAGCATAGAATTCGTCTGTATTTCCACCTTTCAGCGTTTGTGTGTTGGCTTTCTCTTGAAGAAACACATTAAACTGTACAGTACACCAACCTTTCTTAAGTATTCGTAAAGACAAATCAGTATCTTCGTTATATCTTCCTCTCCATCTATCAGGTAAAGGTAAATCGTTTTTAATAAGGTTACATGAGTATATTCTAGTATTTACTGTGAATGGTCCATATTGGTGTGCCCATTTATCAATCACAAAGAATGTATAGTTTGGTCCTGCCATACCTATATTTTTATATCTAGTAACAAAATCTTCCATTACCTTAAAAGGTGTTCCATCTATACATTTTATTTCAAGATTATTTTGCCATCTTCTAAAACATTTAATGTTATCGTCCATTACCCAATGGTACTCATAACCTCTATCTATTGAATTTTGCCAAATAAAATTACGAGCGGCTCCGGGTCCCTTAGATTTTTTATCGCCTAAATCGTCACACGTATCATACTCGTCTTGGTATGTCTTATCTAACACGAGTATATTCTTTTTCGGTACAACCTTCGCATACTCCGAGTACTCTTGTTCTTCAACAACTACTGTGTAAGGAACTTTCATTTCTTCTAAGGCTTTGATGGTAAGTCTACTATCTGCTCTGCCCTTAGATGGTATATAAATGGGAAATCTATTTTTAACTTTCAAAAGCCTTATCCTTTATTACATTCTTTTCAATCTTTGGGTACCAAATATACTTTGTCTTATCTGTATAATCTTGTTTAATTAATTGAAAAAATTTATCCATTGAATCTTGGCTTACAAAATTAATAGTTAATGACCTAAATGGTGATTGGTCTTCGTGGTCAAAAGCAGGCATATCTTGCCAATGTTCTTCATGTTCTAACCAATCTCTGGATTTATGGTCTGGTTGAAATACTATTGTTTCTAATTCTTGTTTCTCAAAACCTAAATCGTCAAGGTCAAAACCTATGTCGTTTAATAAATCCATTTCAAATTTAAGTAATTCGTAATCCCATGTACTATCTTCTGATAGTCTATTATCAGCTATTCTATATGCTTTAACTTCATCTTCTTTCATATCAGTAGCAACATGAACTGGTACTTGTTTCATTTTTAGATGTTCTGCACCCATTAATCTTGTATGACCAACAATAACTACATAGTCTTTATCAACTACGATAGGTTGCCTCCAACCATATTTTTCTAAAGATTTGGCTATTTTTTCTCCATTTTGATTTTTACGAGGATTTTTTTCATATGGTTTGATTTTCTCAATATCAATCATTTCAATTTTCATTTTCTTTCCCTTCAATTTCCCATTTATAAAATTTGTGGTCATCAATTCTTAATACGTATTTTTTAACCTTTGCCCAACTAGGGTTTACATAATAAGCATGATAATGTGTTGCACCTTCAACAAAATCACCAATATGTCCATTATAAACACCATTCGCAACGTGCATTGCATCTCTCCATGCTTTAGGCTCTTCGGGTTTATCGCTTTTCCCATCACAGTACCAACTAAATTGACATTTATTCTTAATAGGTATTGTAGGTTTATACTTATATGTTTCTGCTTGTTTGACTACATCACAAACTGTATTAGGGTATCTTTCATCTTTAACCCTATTCATTACAACTTGTGCTACTGCTACTTGTCCCATAAAACTTTGATTTTTGGCTTCATGATAAACATTTAATGCAAGACATATTAATGATTCAGCTAACATTTCTTTTCCCTAAAATAATTTATATTGTTCTTTTTCATCAATTTTAACATCTTTATTTAAACTGTTTCTTAATTTATAAACATCTGCCAAACTAAGTTCGTTTTCTCTAAGTCTTTGATATAACTGAAAATTAATTATTTCAACCTTTGACATAAGTGCTTCGTATGCTTCGTCCATTACTGCTTGTTGTTTTGGTGTCAAACCATTATCAAAAATATCAACCATATGTTTGCTCATAACATCTAGTTCTAAAGTTAAAAGTAAACTCTCTTTGTCCTATATCTCCATATACACCTTGTTCTCTAATCTTTTTGGTAATAATCTTTGTTGAATTATTTTCAAAGTCTCTGTGAACTACCAATCCAACATCTGCCATATTCGCCCAATGTGCTGAACCACTTACTTGATATAAGTCTGGTGGAGGTATAATTCCTGCATCATTTCTATGTAATTTATGAGGGTGAGCAACCATACAAACCCAAATATCATGGTTTCTTGCAAATTGTTGGCATTTAGCAATCACATCTCTTATATGTTCATCTTCTCTTTTATGAGCATCTCTGTTTGAACTTACTTGATTGAATGGGTCTATTACCAATCCCTTGATACCAAATCTTTGTTTAGATGCCTTTGCCTTTTGAAGTATATAATCAATCGTTGGTATGTCATCTTTTGCTTCAAGAAACTTAAAATGTGTATTTAAAAAGTCTAAACCACTATTTAATTGTTCTTGGCTTATTCTCTCGTAAACTCCAATATCAAAGGGTTTTCTACATCTTTTCTCTAATAATCGCCTTATATGATTAGGAGTTGAATGTTCTGGTGAATAAATAAGAAACTTCCAATGTTGTTGTTCTGCAAGATTTAGTAATATTTGGTCAAGAAAGTTACTTTTACCATGATTGGGAATGCCAGTTATAAGATTAAATGTGCATGGCATTATCTTATATATTTCGTCTAACTTCTCAAAACCAGTTGATATAGCTTTCTGTACGTTTCCATCATACATATTTTGTATCTGGTCTTTATATTCTACTGCAGAATGTAAATCTTCAATAGGGAAGTCTCTAGCATTGGCGATTGCCATACCTAAAGTTTCTTCTCCATGTTGAACCAAACATTCATTTGCATCTTTAATAAAAGTATCGTTATAATCTGGAAAACTTACAACCTTACAGATGTCGCGACCAAACCTATGAATCAACTCAAGACCAAGAGCCTTACCTGCCTCGTCATCATCGGTGCAAAGTATTACTTCTTCAGCCTCCCATATCCATTCAGTCTGCTCAAAAGCACTAAATCTCTTGTCTTTCATATCAAATTTAGGTGTTTTAGGTGCACCATCTGGTAAAGATACAACATCTTTTATACCTATTTGCATTAAAGATAATACGTCCATCTCGCCTTCTACAAATATAACTCTTTTCTTTGCATCAGGGTTTTCTTCCCAACTCTTTTTAAGATTATCTGCATTATATAAACATTTTAAAGCATCTTTTTCTTGATGAAACCTTTTATCTTTACTTCTATATTTTATATTTACAATTTTACCATCAAGATAATAAGGAAAACAAAGTTTCTCATTATGAGTATATAATTTCATTTCAGTAATAACTGTTGGGTCTATACCTCTACCAATAAGCCAAGAATAAGCATTATCTGATAATGTTTGTTTTTTTGGTACAAATGGCATTACATTTTCTTTTTTCTTAAATTTAGAAAAATTATTAGGACTTATTATATTATCGTGAACAGAACCTTTCCATTCACAATGATGGCAATGCCATAAAGCCATATCGTTCTCTAAACTTACAGAAAGACAAGGTTCTTGTTTATTTCTTCTAGTATGTGAGCATTGAGGACAAGTCACCTTTTGTTGTGCTTGTTGTGAATTAACTCTTATGCCTTCTTTAATTAATTGTTCGTGAATATTCATTATTGTTTTCTCCCTTTTTTAACCAACTAATTGGTTTAAGTTTATTCGTTCTTCATTTTGATTGTCTAAGGTCTCCCATCTTCTTTGATTTAACCATGTGGTCAAATGAGGTATAAATCGTAACTCTTTGTTTTTATTTAGTTTATTATACTTTTTAACTTTTTCAAATAACTCTTTTTTTATAATTACTATATTTGGTTCAGATGTTAGTTTTTGCCATGTTTCATGTGCCTTTTTTTTAGAACCATCTTTTCTAGGATATTCATTCCAAAGTTCTACAAATTCAATTTCGTACTTTAATGGTTTATTATGATTGGTTATATGGGGTTTCATAGTGATACTAGGGGGGGTTTCAAATTGAACAGGGTGGGTGTCAGCCTGATACCCTACCTTTAAAGTATATAAATTTGATGTTTGTCTTTTGGCTTCATTAAAATCGGCAAATCGTTCTTCAATCTCAATTAAACCTACTTCTTCTAGGCTCTTTAATGCTCTTATTATGGTTGACCTACTCATTTCTGTAATTGAAATAAGTGTTTTATAACTTGGGAAACAAGTATTTTTATCATCTGCATAATTTGCAAGGCAAAGTAAGACTAATTTATTAGTGCCATTTCCAGTTTTTTGTTTAGATGCCCAATCTAAAGCAGACCAACTCATAATATCTCCGTTATTATTATAGGTGGAGTATATGTAGCTAATATCTTTTTTCTTAAAATATAATCTCTTGTTCTAGTAATTTTAGATTTAACATCTTCAATTATTTCTTCGCCATCTTTATTTTTATATTTAAAATCAGCAGTATAACGACCAATCTTAATACCATTAACTAATAAAGGGTAAACTGGGTGTATCTCTAATTCTGATATATAATTCTTCATTTGCATCTGTTCCAATATTAAATATCTATTTAGTTCTTTTTTAGAATCAAACCTTATTCCTTTGTATAATTGCTTTTTTGCGTTGTATTTGTTCCTCATAAAGGTCTGTCCCTGTTACTTGATTATCTGTAAATATAAAAAGTTTCTCTGCCTCAGCCCATCTAGGCATTCTATCGCCTTTCGCCCAAGATTCAATATTCCTATAATGAGTATCTAATTCTTTTGCGAAACTCTTATAGTTATAACCATTCATTTTTATATATTCTTTTAATCTCATAATTACCTTTTAAAATAAAAAAAAGAATAAGTAAACACAAAAAAGGTTTACATTACAATTTAATTTGGTACTATGTGATAACGAATAACGAAGAATAGAGGTAAATATGAAAAGTAATAATCCCTTCGCCATACATGGCATTAATCATTTATCACACAGTTCTCTTAATACTTGGCTTCAAGACCCTGCAAGATTTATTGCAGATAAACTCTTTGGTCTTAGAGATAAGGGTTCTGCATCTATGCATAGAGGTACATCAGTAGAATTTGGTTTGGCTCAAAAATATATAGATGAAGATTTCCAAATAGATAACTCTGTTATAGAAAATAAATTTAATCAATTATGTCAAGATAGCTTAATAGATGTAGAAGATGACAGAAGAACAAAAGAATTTGGTATGTTAAAAGAATACTCTAATATGCTCAATCAACAATTTGATTATTCTGATATGGAAGATTACCAAACCAAAATAGAAGTTACCTTTGATGATTTGCCCGTACCAATAATAGGTTATATAGATTTCATATTTAAAGATGTAATAGTAGACCTTAAGACTACTGCTAGAATGCCATCTAAACCTACAGATGCTAATAAAAGACAAATGGCTATATATTCTCTAGCATATCCTAATTATAGAGCAGATGTATTTTATGCATCACCAAAAGCTAGTAATAAATTTATTATAGATGAAGAAGATATTAAGAAACACCAAAAGCAAATACATTCTCTTGCTATTGGTTTGATGAAATTCCTTGCAATCAGTGATGATAAAGAGGAATTAGCTTCAATTATCCACCCTAATTACGACGCGTGGACTTGGAGTGAATATATGAAAGAGCAATCAAGCAAAAACATAAAACAGTGGAGTTATGTATGAACGAAGAAAATATAGAACAACCCAAAAAGGTTGAAGAAGAAGTTAAGGTTCAAAAGAAAGAACCAAAGGTTCAAAAGATAGAACCAAGCAAAACATTAGTTGATGCACTTAACAGATTTCAAGAATTAAATATAAGTGCATTAAAATCTACAGATAATACATTTTTTAAGAGTACCTATGCTGATTTAACATCTGTTATTGATGCAGTAAATCAGGGTGCTAAATATGGATTATGTTTCACACAACAAGTTCAATATAAGAATATGGTTCTTGATAAACAAATGGTAGATAATTTAAAAGATGGCACTACCAAAACTACTAGTGGTCAAGTTATCATTAGGGATATATGGGTAAATACTACCATTTATCATACTATAGACGATAAAACTATAGAATGTGATGTGCCAGTTTTAATTAACAATGCAGAGAAAGATAACCCACAGAAAATGGGTTCTGCCATAACCTATGCAAAAAGGTATGGTTTACAAGCATTATTTGGTCTTGGTCAAGATGATGATGCAAACGAAGCAACTGGTAACAAGGGAGTTAAAAATGGATAATAACACAAAGCAATACGACGAAACTAATCGTGGTGTTTTATTTAACATAAGCGAAGATTGGTCATTAACCCAACAAGGCAAAATAAATATTAATGGTGAATCATTAAGAGTTATAGGTGTCAAAAGGCTCAATAAAGAGGGAAAAGAAATAATTGAACTCTATAGGGCAATGGGTACATTGAAAAAAGCAGATAAAAATGGTGAGAAAGACCCAGATGCAAAAGGTGTTGTAAATGCCCTTGTTGATAAAGGTGCTATGATTATATCTGCATGGAAAGAAAATAGTGAACGAGGTAATAAATATATATCGTTAAGACTTCGTGAATTTTCAAACGATAATCCAAATCAACAACAGTCTAATAATAATCAATCAACTTCATCTACTGATGAAATTGAAGACATTGATTTATGGTAAGGGAGGTTTAAATGCCAAAAGTAACACAATATGAAAATGTCAAAAATTATTTAGAACAAGGTAATAAAATTACACCTATTGAAGCCTTGAATAAGTTTGGCAGTTTTAGATTAAGTGCAATTATATTTAATTTAAGACAAAATGGTTATCCAATTAAAACTCATAATAAAACTGAAAATGGTAAAACATTTGCAGAATATGAATTAACTTACGATAAAACAAATTGAAACCAATAATTAAACAAAAGAAGATAAAGAACAAAAAATTTTTAGAATATGTTTCTAATCAAGAATGTTGTTTATCTTCTTTCTCTACTTATCCTTGTAACGGTAATGTTCAAGCACATCATTTATTAAAACCATATGAGGGTGCAAGAGGTATGGGTATGAGGTCAAGTGATAATAATGCAGTTCCTCTATGTTATTCACATCATGCACAATTACATGACAGTTTTGGTAATGAAGATATGTTTTGGTTGTTATTTAGATTATCAGAAGATTATGGCAGAAAGACTGCAAAAAAATACTGGGAGAAATTCAATGCGAAAAATTGACGAAGAAGATATACATAAAGCCGTTGCATGGTTAAGAGATACGGCACAACATTGTGCAGAGGCTAGAGCAACAAGACTTTATTTAGATGCTTTTACTAAATCTTTAAAAGCAATTTTAATGAGTAAATATAACGAACTGCCTATTTCTGCTCAAGAACGTGAAGCATATTCAGATGACGAATATGTCAAACATTTGAAAGCATTAAGAATAGCAGTTGAAAGAGACGAAAAAAATAGATACCTTAGAGAAAGTGCTATGGTCAAAATAGAGACATGGAGAACACAAGAGGCTAATTTAAGAGCTATCAAACTTTAAGCGACCTACCAGTTTGTTCTTATGTCTGTGTATGATTATACAAAAAAAATGATTTCGGCAGTTTTTAACTCTAGTATAGGTTGTAGATGTCAACAAAAAAAGAACAAAAAAACGAAGAAATGTTTGAAGACTGCCCTCTAGCAGTAAAAGAGTACGAGGCTGAGAAAGATGTTAAAGGTTATATAGAAAAACCTTACATAGAATTTTTTGTTCAATCGCTAAATAATTCAGATGATTATGAAGTAAAAATTCCCAAAGGTACTGAAGCAAGTTATGGCAGTTACTCTGAAATCGGTCATGTAAAAAAAGTTTTTACAAGTATAAAAAAATAGGTTGACTGGTACTAGTTACAATTTACCAATAGAATCATTCATAATATTTCATGGGAGAAAACAAATGAATGACATAACAAACGACCTTAATAAACTTTACGAACTTAACGCAATATCTTTTGAACTGCGTAATAGTTCTTTTCAAGATTTTCAAAAAATAATTTCACCAATGATAAAAGAAAAAGAAGAAATTATTAAATCTTTTGAAAAAGAAATTCCATTACACATTGAAGAATTAAATAATAAATTGAAAGGAGTTGCATAATGGCTAGATTTCAAAATAGTTATCTTGTAGATAATTTTTCAGAATGTGATGGTTGTAATAATTTATTCAATGATGATGAAATTATACCATCTATACAAGAACCATATTATGTTTGTCAAAATTGTGAAACAGATTTGAAGAAACAAATGGAGAATGATAATGTCTAGACCTATTCTTGCATCAGAAATTTTATCTGGTTTAACACAACCAAAAAGAGCAATCGCCCTCTATCAAGGGGGCAGAATTGCCGAAGAAATGGTGAGAAAACAACAAACATCTTTTGTTGATGCTCAAAAATTTGTAATCAACGACAAGATTGTTCAAAATGCTTTTGATATGTCTATACAGAAACCATCTATATTACTAGAGATGCTAGAAGATGTTAAAATGCCTTTTGATAATCTTTGGCTTGAATGGGACGAGAATGCAAGGCAATCTTATATGAAAGAACATTGGGATAAAACTCCACATAACTTTCAATTAAAAGACGAACACCCAGATAGGGTTGGTTACCATATATCTAAATTTACTGATGAATTAGATGAAACTTATTTTCTATATGAATCATGGTTTTATATGGAAGATAATTCAAGAACTGACCATGAGAACTATAAATTTTTAAATAAAAAGTTTTATTCTCCTACCATGTGTATGGTCATTAATGAAGAAGAAGTAAATTTTGAAGATGAATTTGCCAAAGTACAACTTTTAGATGAACTACCAAGATGGGGCAGAATAGATGACCCAGAAGAATATAAGGTTAGATGCTTGGCTCTTGGTTCAAAATTTCTTGGAGGTTGGTATTTTCAACAAAATATGCCTAAACATTTTTGGTTAAATAGAAAATTATCCCCAAAAGAAGAAATGGCACATTTAAAGAAAATGGTTCAGTACAATAAATCTCACGAATTTAATTGTTTCAAAGAACTTTGTTACAGATTAAGTATTTGCCAATCTGCATCAATGCATTGGTCTGTTCCACAATGGAAATTTGAAGAAGGTTATACTACCGAAGAAATAGAAGTACATGAATCAAATTTGGTACATTCTACTGAGGGAGATGCCAGATTTTTAATTTCTTTATTTTCTCTATTAAACCAAAGTATTCATACTCAAGAGATTGTACAACCTAACCAAAAGATAATACATACTAAATTAGGTAAAAGAGTACCAAGAAATGAATATAAGGTTCTTGATATAGACCTTTCAGACTCAAAGATTAGAAAGGTATATAAGACAAGGTTTCAAGGTAAAGGTAATCCGAAAAGAGAACATACAAGACGTGGACACTACCGAAGACTACGAGATGTAAATGGTAATATCACTAGAAAGATATGGATTAAATCTTGTATTGCAGGAAATGCAGAACTTGGTTCTTTGAAAAAAGATTACAATTTAAAATCTTAAAATAAAAATGTATAAATATAAAAATAATACCTTTATTGTGTTGACTTCTATATTTATACAATTTATAAGTAATTATGTTATTAAATTCATGGGAGAAAACAATGACAAAATATACTAAAAATCAATTAGAACTTAAATCTCATATCGAGAAACTAAACCAAGACCATATGGACAAGGTTAGGGCAAATACAAACCCTAACATTCAATACTGTACTGTTCCAGAGGTTGTACCATTTTCTGAAATAGATAAATTGGCAGAATTTGGTATTACGACCATTGAAGATTACAAGAAAGACGAATGTGTTACTTGGATTTCTGAAATGGGAAAAAATGCTACTGGTTCAAGAGTAAGGGTTGACCGAAATGAACATTCTTTAAAAGAACTTGAAGAAATGGCTGATTATTGGTCTGAACAATCAAATGAGGCTTTTGAAGAAGAAAAAATTCAAGAGCAAAAAAGGGTATCAGAATTTGCAAAAAGAATTAAATTCACTTGTAAATTAGGTGCTAAAAATTACAGAACTGCCATTGAATGGATATTAGTGGCAGATAACATTGCTCATGACAATACATACGGAGGAGGTTCTATTTGTTATGACCTAAATTTACCATATAGACATTCTAAATTATTTAGAACTGCAGGAGTGGCATAAAGCCACTTCTTTTAATTTAACTTAAAAGGGAGATATAAATGTTAAATACTGAATTATTCGATAAAGAAATGGAAAAGATAATCTTTCCAATAGATATAAGAGAAATACCTACAATTCCTACAGAAATGAGTCGTGTATTGGTAAGAACTGATACTGATGCACCTTTAGGTCTTGTTAAATCTAAATATAAACCAATTCTTCATAAAGATGCCTTTCAAGGTGCATTGGTTCAAATGCAACAAGGAGGTCTTACTCTTAAAGATGCAGAGGTTAAAATAGATTCATATGAAAATGGTGCGATGGCTAAGATGGAGGTATTATTACCAGAACTATCTACCAAAGTTGGAGAGCATAATCTATCATTAAAATATGTTGCTAGAAATTCTTATAATTCTAAATGGAAATTTCAAGCATTCTTTGGTTGGTTAAATCATGTTTGTTTTAATACATTGGTAACTGGTCAAAAATTGGCATATACCTCTAATAGACATACAAAGTCTTTTGACATAGACCAATCAAATAAAAAAATAACCAATGCCATAAAAGCAGTAACTACTGAATCTGAAAGATTTAAGACTTGGTGGCATACTTCTGTTGAAGATGAACAGATAAAAAATCTTTTTGAAAAGACTATTGCCAAACAACATCTTTCAAGAGGTAGTAAAATGGCAGGTGTTAATGAAACCAATAAAAAGCAATTATCTATTTTAATGGGATTATATCACGAAGAGGTAGCACAAATGCATGGTAAGGGAGATTATGGCAGAAAGAATGCTAAAGGCTCTCTATGGTGTGCATATCAATCAGCAACTGCATGGTCTACTCATCTCAATGATATACAAAGAGATGATACAAAAAAATACCTTGTTCAAGTAGATAGGCAGAAAATGGTATCAGAACTTATCGAAACTAATAATTGGAAGGAGCTAGAATATGCTTAAGACACATAAAACAACTTTGTTGTATATTATATCAACTTTAATGGTTACTGCTTGTAGCAGTAGCCAACCTCCAACAAAGATGAAATTGGTTACAAACGATAAAATGTTTCAAATGACTAGACAAGAAGTAATAAATGGTATTGAAGATTGTCGTTCTGTTAAATTAAGACCAGTTTTATATCATGGTAGAGTTTTGGTCACAGATAGATATGTACCTATTGTTGTAGATATACAATGTGCTCCAACACATAGGGATTATAAATAAAAATAAAGGGGTGGTTGCTGAGGACAAGACCACCCCTCTACAGATGCAATCAATCATAACATAGAGGAGATATGATTAATTATAATTATTGCATAAAATGGTTTACTTATCTAGTCCTTTTGATACTCTAATATTATAAATAAAGTTTTTGGGAGAAAACAATGACATATCAAGAATACGAAAATCAATTATTACAAAATATTTCACACTACGTGGTAACTCAACATTTAGGTAGAGGTCAATATAAAAAGACCGAATGTACCGACATTGAACATGCCAGAACTTATAAGAAACATATTATAAACGACAACCCTCTTGCAAGAGTTGCAATATATGCTTGTTGCACACCTCCATCAAGACCTCTTGTTAATATAATTGTTGAATAAAATATTATGGCTAGACCAGTTATATTTATTAATCAGACTAGGTGTGCTGAATGCGACAAAGAGATGGAACCAAGAAAACATAAAAAGCCATTTAAAAAACTTTGTCCAGAATGTAAATCTAAAGCACATCAAGGTAATGCTGAACTTAAAAAAATGTTTCAAGATTTAAAGAAACGAAATTCTAAAATGACAAATGAAGAATTAGGTATTTCAAATAAATCTTTTAAAAACAATGTTAAGAATGACGATACTATATTTAGAAAACAAAAATGGTAAGGGAGAAACCAATGGATAATAGATATTTTATAAAAATAAGGCTTTTTGATAATTTACCAGATATGCCAGACCATGGGAAATATAAACAAATTATGGTTGAAGCTGAATCTGTTGAAGAAGTAGAAATGTTAATAGACGATAAACATAGAATTACTATGTGCGAACAAGTAGATTAGGAGTTTAAAATGACAATTATGAGTATAATTAATGGTAAGACTAGTATTTACGATTTATTGGTTGATGCCTATGCACAACAACATTTCCAACGTGGTTATTATATAACTAGACTTATGGTAAAATCAAAAGTAGATTTAAACCATTTTATTTCATATTTAGCAAAAAAAAGAACTAATAATCAAATGCTTAATAAAAATAGAAATCATCAGTTTTACAGAAATTGTTTTGCAATTTTCTTATGGCAAGGTAAAATAAAAAAA